GCGTAATCTGACCCTGCGTGAGGATTTCGCTGTTAGTACCAGCGCCCTCAACGACCCAGCCGAAAGCGCCCGATCCAGCACCACTGCAGAAAAACCAAATACGAATATCCCAAATGCCAATTGGCAGAACTGCACCGATAGAGCCAGTATTCGCTCCCGTAGCAAGCTCCATCGTGCTGCCAACTTGGATCGTGCTCTGCAGCGTGACACCTTTATTCACCCAATTCAGGGGATCGGTCACGCTATTCGGAGACACTTGTAAGTGCGAATCCTCTGAAGCAACGTGCTCGTTCCGTTCTGCGGCCTCACGAAACTTGCACTTCCATTTGAGCAGAACAGGCCCCAAATGCAGGTCCCCACCTGCAAGAGTGCCTTGATCTGCCGTGTGCACGAAGATAATAATAGTGCCCTGCTGTACAGTTGTGAGTTCAGTGGTTGCGGATGGGAGCCGGTTATAGTACATACCAGACTTAGGACCCTTTCCGCCCTTCACAACAGCGCGCTTATCCTTCGGGAACGCAGCGCCAGCCTTCGTGGACTTGAGTAATGATTCCGCGTGGAAATTTTCGTGCTCCATGTACTTGGCAACGTCAACAATGCCACCCGGCGCAGGAATGTCATCAAGTGGGTCATGTTCCAAGCCACCTGCAATCATGATGGAATCCGTGTAAGGCATATCGGGTTCGATACACACCTGACACTCCAAAAAAAGCATCTCATCGTAATTGACTGCGAAATTTGAGAACCGCGAACCGGGAGCAATTGCAAGAGCATTGATTGGCAACGTAATCAAAACAGTGCCAGCAATGTCCTCAGAAGTGTTGACAATCAAATCGGGGGTAAGTTCAGTCACACCGGAGATAACACCGCCCTTCATGGTCAATCCAGCGGAGGTATTCAGCTGAATATTCCGAGGGCGAGCTCCACGGACACCAAGCATTGCAACAGGCGCCTTGGATTTCCCGATGGACTTGTTGAATTTTTTGAAAGCGCGTCGTCGGCGCGCAGAAGAAGCATTGCGCGCTTGGCCTGCAATGATGGCAGTAGCTTTGCCAATGGACATCTTTTTGCTGCCTTTGCGCGACTTGCGCTTCTTCTTCGAGTGAGCCTTCTTCTTTCCGCTCGAACTCATTTTCGAATCTGTCTCTGTAAAAACTTGCTTGTGAAAAGCTGTTCCCAGAGGATCGAGTTTGGTTCCCGCTATTGAATTGATTACACGAACAGGTGCCCGTGTTATTCGATCAGCAGCGGCTTCAAGAGGCTCTACAACGGCGTCGTGGAAACGCTCGGAGAACTTCTTGGTCTGTTTGGGTGGCATAGAGATACCGAAAACGCACAACTGGAATTGGCGCTCGACACTCTTTTGAGGCGATCGGCCGCTCGCCCCCGCACACTGCTTAACAACGGACTCTTTACCAGTATAGAGGTAAATCAAGGCTTGCTCTGAAAGATACGAAGACAAGATATCCTCAAGCGGCTTTCCAGCAATTGGGCCGTTGGCTGCAGGCTTTGAAAGCAGTGGTGCATATTCCTCGAGTATCCAGCGCACAAACGCATCAGCAAGCGCGAAAAGGCGATCATTCCAGAAGCCCTCGCGTCTGATGTCCAATGCTCTTTGCAGTGTATAGTGCACGCTCGGATCATTTACTTCCGCACCCGCACGATGCAATAGGCTTGCTCCTTTCCATCCAAGAGAAGCGACGCCACGGGAGTATTCCATAACAGGCACATACGTCCCGAAATAAGTTTTGGTTGTGTGTGAGCAGAAAGAAAGCTCTTGAAAATCCGCAAGGGGTTCCTCATTCTCGGGCTTCAGCACTATGAACAAAGACCACATAGCACGCACAATAGCACGAATATGAAACACAGCTAGTGCATGATCCGAGATGTTGAGAAGCGAGTCGTCGCCAATAATGCGCGCAATGACATGCTTCATATAGGTAGAGTAGCGAAATTCATCTTGGAATTGAAAGACCGCAAAGGAATTATATTTCTCCAACCAGAGTAGCAACCAAGAATAAGC